GGAGACCTTGTTGGAGATGGGCGAGGTGCAAGACCCTGACGACCTCATTGGCGACGCTGTAGCGGCCCTTGCAAAGGCTGGTAATCGTCACCTCACACAGCAGGTGCCCATTCGCTTCGATGGCAAAGACTTCACCACAATTCGTGGCGTGATCGATGACTACGCCATGGTGGGTGAGCACCTGTCAGCACGCACCATGATCACAGCACACAGACTCACAGAGAAGCGCGTGAACGACATCCTCACAGGCAAGTGCAAACCAGACAACTCGGCGTTATCTCTATGAAGTGGCTGTACCTACTGTTTCGACCATGCCGTCATCGATGGAAGATTATCAAGGTCGTCAAGAAGATGGAGCGTGAAACAGACTCAATGCCAATTGAGCAACATTTCATCCTTCAGTGCCAAAAATGCGGTGACATCAAAAAGGTGAAAACATGACAGACGAAGAATGCGAAGCACGCAGTCGCGCATATACGCTGGCGCTGGGTAAATCTTTCAAAGAAATCTTTGACGAGGTGTTTGAAAAGAACGAAGAGTTTCAAGCATTGGAGCCAGTCGTGCAAGAGATGATCAAAGCAATTGTTTTGCACAACGTCAGCAGGCACTACGGAGGATTCAATAAGTGAAAGAAGAAGAAATCGAAAAAGCAATTGACCGCCACACCCGACGTTTCAAGACATTCACAGACGAAGGATTGTGCGAAGGCCAAGCGTGGCAACTGGCAGACCAGATGTGGGACAGAGACCTTGACCCACAAGACGACCGAAGGGTGTGCTTTGAATGCCGCAACTACGTGGCGAAGCACTGCACAAAGTACCGCGACAAATACGGAAAACCAACCATGCCATTGAGGTTCATCCTTCAACGGTGTGACCACTTTGAATTGAAAGGTAAAAAATGAAACAAGTTATTCAAGAAGAGGGTTCACGCCCAATCAAAATTTGGACAGACGAAGTTGAGGCGTCAGCACTGACCCAACTCAAGAATCTGTCACGCCTGCCATTCATCAACAGCAATGGCGTGGCCTGCATGCCCGATGTGCACGCTGGCATCGGATCGACCGTGGGCACCGTTATTGCCACCGAGAAGGCCGTCATTCCTGCGGCGGTAGGGGTAGACATCGGTTGCGGCATGAACGCCGTGCGTTTGTCTTTGAAGGCCACCGACCTGCCAGACAACCTCAAGCCCCTTCGTGACGAGATCGAGAAGCGCGTGCCATTGGGTGCTGGTGGTCGTTTGCAAAAAGAAGAGGACTTGAACGAGCGATACAAGCGCTTGCCAGATACGGATTTTTACCTGTGTCAAAACCTCAACGAGATCGCTGGCGAGTACTGGAAAAAGGCAGGCCCACAACTTGGCACGCTGGGATCGGGCAACCACTTTATTGAAGTGTGCATCGACGAGAACCAAGATGTGTGGATCATGTTGCACTCTGGTTCGCGTGGCATCGGCAACATGATTGGCACGCACTACATCGCAAAAGCAAAGCGAAAGATGGAGAAGTTCTTCATCTCATTGCCAGACGACGACCTTGCGTACTTCCCAGAGGACACAGAGGAATTCAACGACTACATGACGGCAGTGGGCTGGGCGCAGAACTACGCGCTTGAGAACCGCCGCTTGATGATGGAGCAGGTCATCGAGGCCATGAAGCAGTCCATCACCAAACCATTCACCATCACACAAGAGGCAATCAACTGCCATCACAACTATGTCGAGAAGGAGAATCACTTTGGTCGCAACATGTGGGTTACTCGTAAAGGAGCTATTCGTGCGCGATCCGGAGACCTCGGAATTATTCCGGGTTCTATGGGGCAGAGAAGCTATATTGTCCGTGGAAAGGGTGACTTGCAATCCTATTGTTCTTGTTCACATGGGGCAGGACGGGTTATGTCCAGAGCTGAAGCTAAAAGGCGTTTCAGCATTACTGACCTCATCGCTCAAACCGAAGGCGTCGAGTGCCGCAAAGACGAGGCAGTCATCGACGAAATCCCAGCGTCGTACAAAGACATCGACCAAGTGATGGCAAACCAAACCGACCTCGTTGAGGTTGTCCACCAACTCAAGCAGGTGCTCTGCGTGAAAGGAAATTAAATGCGAGTCGTTGGTATTGATCCGGGCGCGACAGGCGCACTGGTTTTGTTGGAAGACGGCACACCCATTGAATGGATGGAGATGCCCACGATGAAAGTCGGCTCTGCCACTCGCGTGAATGCGGCGGCAGTGGCTGACTTCATGGGCGCGTCACTGTGTGACCATGTGTTCGTTGAGCAGGTTGGAGCGATGCCGGGCCAAGGCGTGTCGTCGATGTTCAACTTCGGTCACAGCACGGGCACCATCATGGGCGTGTTGGGCGCCATGGGCATTCCCTGCACGCTGGTGACACCGCAGGCATGGAAGAAGTCGCAGGGCCTCATTGGCACCGACAAGGACGCCGCACGAGCACGAGCAATACAACTCTGGCCTCAGTGGAAAGAGTTGCACAAGAAGGGCAAAGGCCAAGCACTGGCTGACGCCGCACTCATCGCAAAGCATGGGTCATGACACGAAAACCAATAGGGCTGACAGCGCCCTTCAGACAGGAGAAAAAAATGCCAATGGAAATACACAAAGACAAGATCGTGATGCGTGCTGGCAAGTACGACCTAGAACCCAAGCGTGACTGGGCTGGATTGATGCGAGGCGTTCGCGTGGAAGGGGACACAGTCGTGATCTCAGTCCACTATGGAAACGATGCCGCAAGACAACTGTGTGCGGCGCTTATTGAGGAGATGAACAAATGAGCATCAATTCAATCGCACAGTGGCACGAGCGTGCCCGACCAGACCCGATCAACGAAAACTTCCAAGTGCAACTCGGCTGTCACTTTGAAGAGATTCACGAAACGATGAGCGCACTCGAATGCAACGACCCTCGACTCTTGCAAGATGCAATGGAGGCCATGAACACACTCGCTGTGCTCTTGAAGTCTGGAGCAATTGAGATGAACATCATCGACCGCAAAGAGTTCTTAGATGGCCTCGCAGATCAAGTCGTCACCGCCGTGGGCACAGGCCACTGCGCAAAGATGGACATGCGTGCCGCAGTGAAAGAAGTCGATCGAAGCAATTGGAGCAAATACGACGCTGAGGGCAACCCAATCTTCAATGAGAACGGCAAGATCATGAAGGGCCCCACCTACACACCACCAAACCTCGAAGGGATGTACTGACATGAGCCAAAAATCAATCAATGATGCTGTGGACTACCTGTACACCCATGGCGCCAAATACGCAGAAGCAAAAGCGCATCGTGTGTATTTAGAGGAATACCGCAAAAGCCAGAAGGCCATGCTCATGAAGGCCGCACTCGCAGACGGTCGTGCCAAGTCAGCGGCAGTGGCTGAAATCGAGGCATACGCAGACCCTGCGTACATCGAGGTGCTCAAGGGGCTGGAAGCGGCTGTAGAGCGCGAAGAAGAGTTGCGCTGGGGATTGGTGTCGGCACAGGCACGAATCGACTGTTGGAGGTCAGAGCAGGCAAACAATCGTACCTTTGACAAGGCGGTCATGTGAACGGCAGTTACAACAAGAGTGAGCGTGCATGGGTGCAGTTGGTCAAAGAGCAACCCTGCTCTGTCTGTGAGGCCGCAGGGCCTTCAGACGCCCACCATATCAAGCAGGGCAACCACTACACATGCGTGGCCCTGTGCAAGTCCTGCCACCAAGGCTCCATGATGGGATGGCACGGGCAAAAGAGGGCATGGGCCATTGCAAAGATGGACGAAAACGACGCCTTGAATGTGACCATTCGCAACGTCTTTACTAATCTGATTAGTAAATAATTGGTATTCATTCCGTAACTTAGGGAAAGCACCTACAAAAATATTTGAAAAAAAACTCGCCAACAGACTCTAACTTGGTGTTAGAATTGTTTCCACTGCACAGTCGCAGGTTTATTCAGGAGTATCAAATGACAACTATCACTACCACCCCCGCTTCCGCTGACGAACTCGGCACATTGTTGGCACAGATCGCTACGCTCACCAAGCAAGCCGACAAGATCAAAGATGCGATGAAAGACGTTGCCAGCAAGGGCGACAACAAAGTCTTCGAGGGTTCATTGTTCAAATGCACATACGTCGAGTCAAACCGCTCAGTCACCGATTGGAAAGCATTGGCAGAGGCTTTGTCTATTCCTGCCGACAAGATCGCTGAGTTCACCAGCACCACTGCTGTGTTCAGCATCAAGACAACATCACGTTAATCAGGAGGCCATCATGAGCAACACATACCCAGTCATTGGCATCGACTACAACCGCAAGCCTTCACGGGCTTTGATCATGCGCACCTTGGGCGAGTACATCAAGCAAGGCGGCAGAAACTTTGACATTCGTTGGGGTGAGAACTGGATCGAGTTGAACTACCACGACCACCAAGATTGTTGGTATGGCTCTGGATGGATCAAAGAGATCGGCGGTGACGACATTGCCAAAGAACTCAACGACATTCGTCGCCAAGCAGTCAAAGAAGTCAAGACACTCATGCAAGCCGCCCAAGCAATGGGCAAACTGCAAATCATTCACATCGGTTAAGGGGATCATCATGAAAGTCAAACTCACAGCACACGTTTACTACAACAAATACAGATGGGAAGACAAAGGCGAATACTTGTTGTTTTACGCAAAAGTCGATAGCACTGACACCATGATTTACGTAAACAGCCAAGAACTGGAAATTGAAGTTCCAGAAAACTTTGACCCGCGCCCCAGCCAGATCGCCGCGCTAGAGGCCCAAAAACAAAAAGCAAGGGCAGACTACCAAGCCACGGTCAATGACATCAACGACCGCATCAGCAAACTGCAAGCCATCGAATACACAGCCTAAGGAGAACACCATGGACAAGAACATCGCCGCCATCTTGCGCGAAGACACCAAAACAATCAGCGTTCAATTTTCCAACGAGAACGGAATGCCAAGTAGCCGCAACTACACCTACATCACGCACCTCAACGTGAAGGTGGGCGACTTCGTGGTCGTGCCCTCTGGTGGCAATGACCTTTGGAAAATCTGCGAGGTCATGTCGGTGGACGAAGAGTTGGACATCGAGCCCAACGCCGACATCAAGTACAAGTGGGTGGTGGACGTGATCGACAAAGACGCCGCGCACGCCAACCAACAGCGCAACAAAGAGATCGAGAACATGTTGGCTCAGTCCTACCATCGCAATGCACGCCAAGCCTACGCCCAACAATTCCTGACTGGCGCTGATCCTCGCGTGTTGGCCTTGGTGAAGGGAGACGACAAATGAAACTGAACCCCATCGTCAAAACGGTGGGGGTGATCATCCTGATCGCCCTTGCTTACTACTTCGCAAAGAACTGACATGGAATTGCCAACATTCAGCGTCCACGAGAGCACGGTGACGCACGAGAATCCAAAGGTCATCGTGGATGGCCTTAGGCTGTGTCACGAAGCCCACATCGAGATCGACACCACCAAGATGTCGTCCGAGTTCCTGCACCGACTCATGTGGCACATGGGTGAGGGGCATATTCGAGTGAAAGTAGCAAAACTGAAAGAGCAAAATGACTGAGAAAAAAGAACTGAGCCAATTGGCAAAAACCATTTTGGGTGGCGCAGGCCACATCAAGACCTTCACCCAAAGCGAATTTGACGAGGCTCTGACCCTCGCCAAGGCCGAGATCATGACTGTGGCTATCCAAACCACCAAGACGGCCTTGCTGATCGAACGTGAGGCTTGTGCAGACATGGCACGTGAAGCAGGCCATGCAGACCTTGCAGAGGCCATCTTGAACCGCATCCCATCACAGAGGCAATGACCATGGAAAACCACCCAGACATCGAGATCATCAAGGAAATCTGCGAAGACCTTGAATACCAAGTCATGGAGGCCATGCGCGACGTGTTGGAAGAGCACCACATGGGCATAGCCACCAACGTGTTGGTCAACGTGGGCACCAGCCTGATCGCCAAGGCCCTGATCATGGTTCACGAAGAGGTGCGCCCCCACATCCAATTGGTGGCCTACAAAGCCATCGACGGCAAGGTGGAGGAGGGCATCGCCGCTGTGGAGTCGTTGGTAGCCATCAGCAAGGCCCGTGACGGCACTTGCAGACCACCAAATAAGCATTGACATCACAATCTAACTTCGTGTTAGAATCAAGCCACTGCAAGGTCGCAGGTTTAAACAAGGAGTTAGATATGTCATGGCCCTTCCCACCACCCACGGGCCCAGTCCCGTGGACTGCCAAGCAAGAGCGCGACTACCAAGCGCAACAACGTAACCAACTACCTGAGGCTCCGCTATGAGTAAAGAAGCAATGAAGCTGGCGTTAAAAGAATTGGAAGATGTTGTTGCTGGTACTGGCTATGTCTATCAGCACAAGCCTTCAGCGCGTAAAGCCATCAAAGCCCTAGAAGAAGCACTAGCCAAGCAAGAGCATGGTGAGCCTGTTGGAGAAGTGGTTGCTTGGCCTAATGATTTTGAAAGGGTTGGTGTTGATTGGATTAGCTATGTTCCTGACGTTGGCACAAAGCTCTACACCACACCACAACAACGCACATGGGTTGGGCTGACGGATGAGGAATGTAGGGCTGTGTGGTATGACGACCCTCCCGCAGGAACATACATAGACAAAATACGACAAATCGAAGCCAAACTCAAGGAGAAGAACACATGAACAAACAAGACATCGACGACATGATGAGCCGCCTGCCCAGCCAACAGCCGCCTGAGACCATCTGGCAAAAGATCGTGATTGGCATGATGCTGGTCATGTTCATCATCCTGTGCGCATACGCGCCAGACATCGTTTACCAACCCAAGGAGATCAGCAATGGCAACTGCCAAGAAACCAGCCGCTAAGAAGGCCCCAGCCAAGAAGGTTGTAGCCAAGAAGGCGCCAACCAAGAAAATCGTCAAGCGCGTGCTTGTGAGTGAGCGCACCATCGCCAGCGCAAAACGTGACGAGATGTTTGCCATGCCTCAAGAGGTCAAAGAGTGGATCGAGCGTGCAAACAGCACCATCAACCACCTCAAAGGGCGCGTGGAGCGTTTGGAGCAAGAGAACAAAGACCTCAAGGCATACCGAAAATTCGCAGAACGGAGGATTCTCAATGTCAGCGCAGAGTGAGCCATACAAAGTGAACTATGAGGGCGCAGAGTGCCACGTACCGCACTCGCAAATCAAGAAGTTTGAGGTGCCCAAGCCCAACTACACCTTGATCTTCCACAACAGTGGCAACGAAGAGATCGGACGCTTGGACTTCAACGGCGATGGACTAGCATTCGAGGGCAATGCCAACGAGAGCGCCATCGCATTCGTGGACTACATTGCAAAAGTGTTCAAGGGTCGCCTTGAGCAAGAGTATCAACGTGGATTTGAAGAAGGGAAAACACGACCATGAAACCAACACCAAAACTGCGCTTCGTGGAGCGCGAGATCGAAGTCAACGGCGACCACAAGCCCGTGCGCATCCTCCAACAATGGTGGGAAGACTTTGGGTGGAGCCATGTCAGCAAATTCATCGGTGGGGAATTCCAACCCAAAGGCGAGTGGCGCGATGTGCCATTGGAGATCGAAGGTGTTTGACAAAGCCCCAATCAAAGGTGGAGGCCAACCCGTGGACTATGGCATGGGCAAGCCTCCAGAAAAACCAGATGTGGAGACAACCTACGTCGAGCGCAGGGTTCCAAAGCATCTAGAGGGCAGAGTGCATCGACTCATCAGCGACTTCTTGGTCGAAGTGGGCTACAACCCAGAGGAACTCTAAATGGACGAGAAACCAGTTGATGAGGAATTCCTCACCCTCAGCGACGCCTATGCAAACGCCCTGCTGTACGGCATGGGCGTGCTCAAGATCGTCAACACCCCTCAAGGCCCCGTTATGAGCGTGGTGCCCATTGAGGAGTACGCCCAACTTGCGGAGGGCTTGAAGTTCGCCGCAGAAAACTCAGTGGAGATCAAATGACAGACCAAGAGCGCATAGACAAGCTGGAAGGTCAGGTGAGAGCCCTGATCATGATGCACGCCAGAAAAGATGAAGAAAACCAGTTCGACATCGATGTGGCAACCCGGCACATCGAGTCATCGGCAGACAAGTTGATCCGTTCCGCAAAAGCAATCCGACGCGCAGACGAACTCCAGCACGAACTGCAAACCCTCAAAGAAGACTACCCCATGGTGGCAGAACATCTTCACAAGCAAACCTTGTAAGAGTTAAACTTCCAGTTATGCGCTGAAATGACTGCGCGACAAAGGACTGGAATATGACCGACAAGAAGACGAAGACCAAAGAGCCAAGCCTCGTGGTGGTGGCACCAGAGAGTGAGACGGCACAAAACCTCCCCGCGACAAAACCCGCGCCGCCCAAAAACAAGGGAGGGAGACCATCCAAGTACGACCCTGAGATAGCCAGACAGATGTGTGAACAACTCAGTGAGGGGATACCACTGAGGGAGATATGCAGACAAGAAGGCTTCCCAGCGTGGAGAACGGTGTACGACTGGATGGGGAAAGACCCCGACCTTTCCACAGCCATCGCGCATGCGCGTGACGTGGGGTACGACGCCTTGGCAGAGGAATGCCTTGATATCGCCGACAACGCCAACAATGATTGGATGGAGCGATTCGATGAAGAGGGCAGGTCTGCTGGCTGGGAGGCCAACGGTGAGCACATCCAGCGATCCAAGCTGAGGATCGAGACACGCCTCAAGCTGTTGGCAAAGTTCAACCCCAAGAAGTACGGTGATCGAGTCACCCATGGTGGAGACGACAACGCCCCAGTGGTGGTGGAGCACAACCTCAACGTGTTCGGTGACCTACTGAAGGCCATCAAGCAACAGCGACAGCTTGAAGAATGACCCTAGCCGTCGAAGAAATCCTTGAAGACAAGGAGTACCTCGCAGAGGAGTTCAACAAGCTGACGCCCATTGCCCAATTGGTGGTCAATTGGCAGTCAGCGTGGTACGCCACGGCCCACAAGCATCAGATCGAGCCAGTGGGCGATTGGTGGAACATATGGCTCATGTTGGCAGGGCGCGGCGCAGGCAAGACACGTGCGGCGGCAGAGACCTTGGCGGCATGGGCATGGGAGCAACCCAACACACGATGGTTGGTGTCGGCCCCCACGAGCGGTGACTTGAAGGGCACATGCTTTGAGGGCGACTCTGGCCTACTCAAGGTCATCCCCGATGGCCTGATCGCCAAGTACAACTCAAGCCTGCACGAGATACACCTGATCAATGGATCGTTCATCAAGGGCATCCCAGCGTCCGAGCCTGAGCGTTTCCGTGGCCCACAGTTCCATGGTGGGTGGCTAGACGAGTTGGCGGCATGGGAGTACCTGCGCGAGTCGTGGGACATGATCATGTTCGGCATTCGTCTCGGTGAGCGCACCAAGCTGATCTGCTCGACCACGCCAAAGCCCAAAGAAGTGGTGATGGAGTTGATCGAGCGCGAAGGCGACGACGTGGTGATCACACGCGCCAGCACGTACTCCAACATCAAGAACCTTGCGAAGTCGTTCCAAAAGCAAATCTTGCAGTACGAGGGCACCGACCTTGGACGCCAAGAGATTCACGCCGAGATCATCGACCCCGAAGAGGGCGGCATCGTCAAGCGCGAGTGGTTCCGTCTATGGCCTGCTGACAAGCCCTTCCCCAAGTTCGAGTACGTGATCCAGTCATACGACTGCGCGTTCAAGGACAACGACTACAACGACCCCACTGGGTGCATCACCTTTGGGGTGTTCAAGCCCATCGATGCAGGCATGTGCGTGATGGTCATCGACTGTTGGCAAGAGCGCCTTCAGTACCCAGACCTTCGCCCCAAAGTGATTGACGAGTTCGAGACGGTGTACGGCGAGGGCAAGGAACGCAAGTTGGTCGACCTGATCCTCATCGAGGACAAGGCGGCAGGCACGTCGCTGATCCAAGACTTGCAACGTGCGCACCTGCCAGTGACGGGATATAACCCCGGCAGGGCCGACAAAGTCCAACGCCTCAGCATCGTCGCCAACATCATCAAGGCAGGGCGCGTATGGGTGCCAGAGCACAGCCAACGCAAGGGCTACGTGCGCGATTGGGCTGAGGGCATGGTCAGTCAGGTGTGCTCATTCCCTGAGGGCACAGTGCATGACGAATTCGTTGACTGCATCAGCCAAGGCTTGCGATACTTGCGCGACGGTGGATGGATCAGCATCGACTTCCCACGACGCGAAGAGTTGGATCAAGAGGACATCACAGACGCTGAGATTTACAACATGCGTGGCAGAGAGAACCCATACGGTGCTTAGTAATCACAATTGATTACTAATCGGATTAGTAAGTAGAAACCCTTAGGAGACAACATGAGCGACGACTTCATCAGCGTTACGACAGGCAAAGACTATGAAAAGATCACCCACATCAACGGCGTGCAAACCACAGTGTGCGCCCATCGATTTGAAATCCTCACCAAGCCCACGGCAGAGTTGCACGAAGAGCAAACCATGCAAGCACTGCGCGATTGGATTAGATGGCGCAATGCTCAGGTCATGCAAGTGTCTGGGCGTGTGCCAGAGTGATGGACGTTGTACTGACTGCCCCACAAAGGCATAATTGAGGCAATTCCCTCATCGAGATCGACATGGCACTTACACCTGAACGCATTGCCGAATTAGAGCGGCTCAAGGCTTTGATGCAGCAGCCAGCCAATGATGCCCAACGCAAGGCTCAGGCAGTATGGAATGCAGAGCAGATCGCCAATAGAAACCAGCCGCCCAACAAAGCCCAAGGAGGCCAAGTGCACAAGAACCCATTCGACTATCAGAACCCAGAGCACACGCACAACGTAGCTGGGCACCTCATGCGACACAAAGAGTTCAACATTCACCCAGAGTCGCAAAAGCACATGGCTGAGATATTGGGCACAGGCAGTCACAAGTACATCGAAGACCCACGCATGCAGTCAGCGATCAAGCGTGCAGGCCATGACTCGTACTACATCCAAGAGAAGACGGGCAAGCAGATGCACCCCATCAACAAGGCAGGTGGCGGCAACGTGCAACCATCGATGGCCCAAATGAAGATGGCGCTGTCAAAGAAGACAAACCCCATCTCGCTCAAGAACATTGGCATCAATGAGGCGCCGAGCATGGCGCCGAAGATGTTCTTTGCGCCTGACATGAAACAGCGCGGCATCCCCACCCCCGGCGGCGTGGCAACCCCCAACGGCATGCCCATCGGCGGCATCGACACCAATCGCATGCAGGGCGGTCAACAACTCATGCCTCAGGGCCTACCAAGTCAACAGCCCCAAGCAGGCCAACCCCCACAAGGCGGTCAGCCACCACAAGCAGGTGCGGCGCCTCAAGGCCCAACACCACCCATGGGCAACATGCTGTCGATGACGCCACAAGGCCAAGCCATGGGAGCGATGGAGCCCGGCGACAAGAACGCCCCACAAAAGCCAATGGCAAAGGGTGGCTCGATGTCTGCGGACGACATGAAGGCTGAATTGATTCTTGGCAAGAAACCCAAGAAGGCCAAAGCACCCGTCGAAGAGAGTAAGCGCGTGACGATACGTGCAGAAGGCTCAGGCGGTGTGAAAGGGTTGGTCGTACCACGCCACACGTTGGAAGGCAACGCCAAGTCAGGCGCTGTGGGCATCCATGAGATGAACGAGGCGCGTGCAGGCGTGTACGGCTCTGAGCACCGTGAGCCACTCACGATCAGCAAGATCGGCAGTGCCCACAAGAAGACATTGGCAGAGCACTTCGGCAAATCACCCGAAGAGCAGATCGAAGCAGAAAAGGCCGCACTAGGTCGCCTGCGTCAAGCCAAGCACTTGGGCAAGGACGCAGACACCTTGGACGAGTCCGAGAAGTTGGACACTGTGCGCCATGAGTACGACGAAGAGGGGCGCTCCCATGTAGGCTATGCCTCCAAAGGTGTGGCAGGCCATGCCTTGTACACATCGGGCCACGGCAAGGACACCAAGTACCACGTGATCAACACCTGCCCCGGTCAGACCGAGGGATGTGGCGGTGGCAAAGACGCCGAGGGCATCGTGGACACCAAGAAGGGCACGTGCTTTGCACCGAACGCCGAGAGCCAGTACCCCGGCGCCGCAACGCGCCGTGCCGCTCACGAGCAAGCCAAGCACGACCCAGCCATGACCAACGATTGGATTCTGGCCCACACCCACTCACTGCGTAACGCCGCGAACCGTGCAGACAAAAAGAACCAACGCCTTCTGTTCCGTCCCAACGTGGTGGACGAGACCGACGTGTCCTCACGTCACGTCCTACGTCACTTGAACGAGCAACGCAAGGCCGAGGGCAAGCCACCGATCATCGCCAACTCATATGGCAAGACCAACGAGTTGCACGACCCAGAGAATGGCTACTACGTCACTCACTCGAACGTCGGCCCCAAGGTCAAGAAGGGTGAGCAAGTCAGCGAGAACATCGCACGCGACAAGGCACGTGTTCGCAACACCATCTTGGCGGCAGACAACAAAGGCGACTTCAAGAACGAGCAAGGCAACAAGACGCCACCCAAGGGCTCGTACATGGTCACCGACGTGAAGCGCGGCTCACCCATGGCTAAGAAGATGGAAGAGCACATCACTCACGCCAAGTACTGGTCGACAGGTCGTCCTGTGAGCGAGTTGAGCGAAGAGGAAAAGGCAGAGGGCCCAGAAGGTCACTTCGGCCCAAGCGGCAAGGCCACAAGCGAAGACAAAGCCCACTACGGTCATCGCACAGTCAAAGACCAACGCTTCGACTACCAGCGCCAGCACGTGTTGCACCCTCGCTTGGTTCAAGTGGGCACCAACAAAGATGGCACGCCTCACATGATCCCAACGGACTCACGTTTCAAAGACACTGAGTTCTTGCCCAAGAATCGCTTCAAGACCAAGAACGGCAAAGAGGCTGGTCACATCTTGATGACCACACCCACCGAGTCGACAAGCAACTTGGGCCATGAGACATCGTTCACTCACCATGTGAATCAAAAGCACATCGAGCACGCGATGGCGAACAAAGGAGAGTACGAGATTGACAAGCCAGAAGAGCAAATCAAAGCGGCGGGGAAAGAGTATCGACAGCCAATGGCGATCAAGTTGCCAAGCACTATCAAGTTGGCAAAAGGCGGCAGTGTCGGCAGTCGTCACCATGGCTTTGGTCATGACGACTTCCATGCTTTCCCAGAGCAAAACATCATGGCGCAACGTCACTTGGCGATGCGTCGAGGTGAAGACGAAGCGCAAGCGAAGTATCATTCAGCCCACAAAAAGGGCGTGAGCATTCACAAGAACATGGACGACATGCGTCTTGAACTGACAAACAAAAAGGCTAAGTGATGGCAGACCAAGATTTGAATCAAGACGACTATCCAATCGAAGAGCAAGAAGACGGCAGTGCTGTCGTTGACTTGCCTGAGATCGAGATGGAAGAGCAAGATGACGGCTCTGCCATTGTCACGATTGAAGACGGCCCAGAGTTCAACCCTGACTTCTACGACAACCTCGCAGACAGCATTGACTCTAGTGAGTTGAGCACCCTCGCCTTCCGTTACCTCGACTTGTTGGAGACGGACAAAGAGGCACGCTCACTGCGCGACAAGCAGTATGAAGAGGGCATTCGACGCACGGGCATGGGTAATGATGCCCCCGGCGGCGCGACGTTCATGGGCGCCAGCAAAGTGGTGCACCCCGCCATGGCTGAGGGCTGTGTCGACTTCGCCTCACGCGCCATCAAAGAGATGTTCCCACCAGACGGCCCAGTCAAGACCAAGGTCTTGGGCAAGATGGACGACATCAAGGCTCAGAAGTCCGAGCGCAAGCGCGACTTCATGAATTGGCAGATCACCGAGCAGATCGAAGAGTTCAAGGACGAGCAAGAGCAGTTGCTCACTCAATTGCCATTGGGTGGCTCACAGTACTTCAAGCTGTGGTTCGACGAAGAGAAGAAGCGCCCATGCGTTGAGTTCTTGCCAATTGATCGTGTGATCCTCCCCTTCGCCGCGACAAACTTCTACACGGCCCAACGTGCCGCTGAAATTCACGAGATCACTCAGTTCGAGTTCGAGCGTCGCATTCGTGTTGGCATGTACCGCGACATCAACTTTGTGAAAGCCAGCATGACGTTGGATCAAAACAAAGTCGAGAAGGCCAACAACAAAGTCGAAGGCAAGCAGTTCGAGGACAACAAAGACGGCCTGCGCAAGGTCTATCACATCTACACCCACTTGGAGTTGGAAGACGACAAGAAGACCAAGGGTGAGAGCGCACCTTACATCTTGATGATCGACGAACTCGACAATCAAGTTGTGGGCCTGTATCGAAATTGGGAAGAGGGCGACAAGACACGAACCAAGTTGGATTGGGTTGTGGAGTTCAAATTCATCCCATGGCGCGGTGCATACGCCATTGGCTTGCCTCACCTCATCGGTGGCCTCAGCGCGGCCTTGACGGGCGCTCTGCGTGCCTTGTTGGACACGGCGCACATCAACAACACGGCAACGATGTTGAAGCTGAAGGGCGCGAAGATCAGCGGTCAGTCACAGCAAGTGGACGTGACACAGATCGTGGAGATCGAGGGCGCCCCCGGCGTGCAGGACATTCGCCAAATCGCCATGCCCATGCCCTTCAACCCACCCAGCCAAGTGCTGTTCGAGTTGTTGGGATGGTTGGACAAGGCCGCTAAGGGCGTGGTCAGCACCTCGGAAGAGAAGATCGCTGATGTCAACGCCAACGCACCAGTGGGCACCACACAGGCTTTGATCGAGCAAGGCGCCGCAGTCTTCTCATCGATCCATGCACGCATGCATGACAGCCAAAAGCGTGTGCTCAAAATCTTGTGCCGCTTGAATCGTTGGCACTTTGACGAGATGCAAAAGGGCGACGTGGTTGCCGACTTGGAAATCACCCGCGAAGACTTCGACAAGAACACCGACGTGGTGCCTGTCAGTGATCCACACATCTTCTCTGAGACCCAACGCATGGCTCAGATTCAGGCTGTGTTGGCACGCTCAGACAAGTCGCCTGATCTGTACAACCGACAAGCCGTCGAGCAACGCTTCTTGAAGCAATTGAAGGTGCCCAACATCAACGAGTTGCTCAAGGACACACCAGCCCCAGAGCAACGCACCAGCGCCGACGAGAACGCCGCATTGCTCATTGGTCAGCCAGCGTATGCGTACCTACAACAGGATCACATCGCCCACATTCAGGATCATCTGCAATTCGCGCTCAACCCATTCTTGGGCCAATCGCCATTCGCAGACCCGAACTACCTGAACAACCTGATCGAGCACTTGAAGCAACACATGACGTTGTGGTACCTCAATCGCTCGAATGGCTACGTGGAGCAGTCCACAGGCAAGCCCGTGGACAACTACGACGATCCATCGCTCACCTCCACCATCGACAAGGTGTACACCACTGTGGGTGCCCACGTTATGTTGGACAGCGAACAAGTGTTTGGTCAGTTCCAACAAGCCTTGCAAGCCCTCGTACAGATGGCCCAACAGCGCAAGAACCAACCACAGCCCCTGCCGCCTGACGCCCAAGTGGTCAAGGACACCAGCATGGCTGAAACACAGCGCAAGGCCGCGAAGGATCAAGCCGATCAGCAACTGTCGCAAGCCAAGTTGCAGAAGGACATGCAAGAGCACATCGAAGACAATCAGACTAAGATTGCAATCGAAAATGCGAAATTGACGCACGAGACCATTCAACAGGTGGCATCGGCTCAACAACCTGCGGTAGAACCCGCGCAACCAACCGAAGGAGCCCCAAATGGCAACATCTGATCAAGAGCAAAAAGGCATCAACGTGCCCCAGCACAAACGTCTCGCCATGGGTGAGAAGTTGTCTGGTCAAAGCATGCAATCCAAAGGCGGTAGCCAAGGTAAGCCTGCTGGTGGTTTGTCTCAAGCCAAGAAAAAATGATTGAGCAACTGATCCATAGGATCAAGGTACGCCAAGCCGAGTTGCAGTTAGCCATGGGTAATGGCATTCCTGCAACTTGGGACGGCTACCAACGCATGGTGGGAGAGCACCAAGGACTGCAAAAAACCTTGGACATCATCGACTCCATGTTGGACGAAGAAAAAAATCAAGATTGAAGCCACACTCCGTGGCGAGACCGCGCTGAAAAAGCGCATAACGATGCACCTGAGATATGGTGTTTAGGAGAGAAGATGAGCGAAGGCAAAAAGATCGTCACGTTTGAAGCGACTGACGACACACCAAGTCCTGAGGAGTTGGCGTGGGCATTCCCCGACGTGAAGCCGGGCATGGCGCCGCTGGGTGGACGAGTAATCGTTCAACTGCGACGCATCAAAAAGAAAACTGGACGCATCGTTTTGGTCGAAGAGACCAAAGAAAACGAGAAGTGGAACAACATGATTGGCAAAGTCGTCGCGTTGGGCCCATTGGCGTACAAAAACCGCGACACCATGCAGTCATGGCCTGAGGGTTCATGGGCGCAGGTGGGCGACTACGTTCGAGTCCCCAAGTGGGGCGGTGATCGTTGGGAAATTCGTGACCCAAGCGACGAAGAGAACGAAGACCCAGTGTTGTTCATGACCTTGAATGATCACGAGTTGATCGCCACGGTCACGTCAAACCCACTTTCTTTCAAAGCCTACGTCTAACAGGAGGGAACAATGGCTGATCCAAAAGATAATCAGGACGACATCGCTGTGATTGAGGGCCAAGACGGCTCTGCAACAGTCGATTTGCCCGAAAACATGCTCGACGGCATCGAAGGGGACGGTCAAAACGCCTCCCAAGAGGCCAAAAACGACGGTGGAAGCGTCAATGACGACGATGCCGACCATCCAGACGACGATGAAGAGTTACGCGCCGCAAAACGTGGTCGTCGTCGCGCCAAAAAGGACTTAATTCGCAAGACGAATCAGGAAAAAGACCTTCGCCTTCAACAACTCCAACGCGAAAACGAAGAGTTCAAGCGTCGCTTGACTCAATTGGAGCGCAACACCAAGTCTGCCGACCTCGTTCGCATCGACAAGGGCATTGAAGACGCCCAAGTGCGCCTCGAATACGCCAAGATGAAGCTGTCTGAGGCCACTCAGAACGGTGACGGCGAGGCAATGGTCGAAGCCCAAACTCTGTGGCAGACCGCTCAAGAGGAAGCACGTCAATTGCAGGCTCTGCGTCAACAAGCAGACCGCGAATTGCGTCAACAACCTCAACAAAACCAAAACGTCAATGTTCCAGACCCAGACGTGCAACGCCTTGCCGCCAAGTGGATGAACCGCAACAAGTGGTACAACCCCAACGGTGGTGATGCAGACAGTCGCGTGGCGAAGAAGATTGACGAATTGATGGTGACTCAAGGGTGGAACCCATCCGACCCAGATTATTGGGACGAATTGGAAAGCCGCTTGCAAAAGGAGTTACCACACCGCTACAATGATTCCAATGACGACGATACCCGTGATGTCAGACGACCAAGGAATGTTGTGGGAAGTGCAGGACGCGAGGCTTCAGCCGCTTACGGTGGTTCTAACCGCACCCAATTTGTTTTGTCGCCCGAACGTGTGAAGGCGATGAAAGAAGTGGGCGCGTGGGACAACCCAGAGCGCAAGGCTCGAATGGTCAAGCAGTTCATTGAATTCGACCGCCAAAACGGTCGCCGCAACTAAATCTAAGGGGAAAACATCATGGAATCACGTCTCAAAAAATCTCTCAATGCAGGTGGTCGCAATGATCGCTCACGCGAGGACGCTAGTCGCTCTGCACCTGAGGATAAGTTCATTTCTGCACAGGAACGTCGCAAGATGTGGAGTGAGGAGTGGACGCAATCAGCATTGCCAAAACTGCCCGACATGGACGGGTGGCACCTTTGCTGGCTTTCGACAACCAACAGTTACGACTCCATCGATAAGAGGATTCGCCTCGGCTACGTTCCCGTTAAATCGGATGAGTTGCCCGGCTATGAGAACTACCGTGTGAAGTCAGGTGAGCATGTTGGCTACATCTCTTGCAACGAGATGTTGTTGTTCAAATTGCCCATGGATATTTACCAAGAGATCATGACTCTGCAACATCACGACAAACCTCGTGAAGAAGCTGAAAAGATTCGTGTTCAAGTGGAAAACCTCCAAGGTCAACGTGACTCCAACGGTCGTTCGCTGGCGAGTGTCGAGGGTGAAGGTATTGGCTCTCTTGATCAGCAACCCAACCGAACACCCGTGTTTACGGGCTAACAAGGAGTAAATTATGAGTGCAACCTCTGCTCCGTTTGGCTTGCGTCCTGCGTTCCATCCCTCTGGTTTGGATCGTGCTCAGGCGCTGGCTGGCGGCATCCCTTCGGGCTTCAACACTGACATTCTCAAAGGTCAGCCTGTCCGTTATCAAACTACTGCCATCGGCGGTACTCTCGGCACCATCACCCCCGCCACCACTTCTGGTGCTTGGGTTGGCGCTTTCGCAGGCGTCCAATGGACTGACACCACAGGTCGTGCCCGTGTGTCTAACTACTGGCCTGCCAACACTGCGTACACCACAGGCTCGTGCGTCGCTTACTTCTACAACGATCAAAACATCGTGTACGAAATCCAAGCTGACGGCTCGATGGCTCAAACGACCATCGGCAACGAGTACAACTTCACAAACGTGACTGCTGGTTCCACAACCACAGGTTTGTCGCAAGCCACTTTGGGCTCTGCAACTGCCGTGGGCAATGGCTCTCAAGGTCAAATGCGTGTGGTTGATATTGCTCCTTATCCGGGCAATGACTGGGGCGACGCATACACAATCGTGCGTGTCGTGAACGCTAACTCGCAATTCTTCGGTGCTGTCACCGCGATTGCTTAATAGCCAAGGAGTAAAAAATGGCCGCACCAATGCGCAGTACGGACTTCCGTTCAATCGTTGAACCCATCTTGAATGAGTGCTTTGACGGAGTCTATGACCAACGTGCCGACGAATGGAGCCGTGTGTTCCGTGAAGAAGATGGCATCCCTCGCAACTACCATGAAGAACCCGTCTTGTACGGTTTCGGCGCCGCACCTCAGTTACCTGACGGTACGCCCGTGACCTACCAACAAGGTGGCGTCCTCTTCTTGAAGCGTTACCTGTACAAGGTATACGGTTTGGCATTTGCTTTGACCAAAGTTTTGGTTGAAGACGGTGACCACATTCGTATCGGTCAGGTGTACGCACGTCACTTGGCACAATCTTTGGTTGAAACCAAGGAATTGCTTGCCGCCAACGTGTTGAACACTGCTTTCAACTCCAGCTATGCTGGCGGCGACGGCGTGTCTCTGATCAACACCGCTCACCCAATCGTGAACGGTACTTTCAGCAACCAATTGGCGACTGCCGCTAACTTGTCTCAGACTTCTTTGGAACAAATGTTGATCCAAATTCGTCAAGCAGTGGACAACAACGGCAAGAAGATTCGTTTGGTTCCACGTCAATTGATCGTGGCCCCCGGCAACATCTTCCAAGCTGAAGTGCTGTTGAAGTCTGTGCTTCGTACAGGCAACGCAAACAACGACATCAACCCAGTGAAATCTATCGGTTTGCTGGACGAAGGTGCCGCTGTCTTGTCTCGCTTGACATCAAGCACTGCATGGTGGGTTCAAACTGATGCACCAGAGGGCTTCAAACTCTTGATGCGTCGTCGTTTGGAGAAGACCATGGAAGGCGACTTCGAGACCGACACAATGCGTTACAAGGCGACCGAGCGTTATGACCTCGGCTTCACCGACCCACGCTGTGCTTACGGCACTCCCGGCGTCTAAAGTGACAGGGGCTGGTGTAAAAGCCAGCCCTTTTTTGTAAATACTGATCATGCTTTTCAAGGAGAAGATCAATGCCTCAATTTAGTGATGACCTGTTCTTGGGCCCAGCCCAAACGTACATGGGCACTGGCTACGAAAACGACACCGTCGTGTTCACTGGCTCGATGTCCTCAACTACTCTGACCGTGACAGCAATGCTGTCTGGTGACCCAATTCAAGTGGGTATGTTCATCGATGGTGGCTCAGTCACCAACGGCACATACATCACTGGCTTCGGCACTGGCTCTGGCGGCACTGGCACCTACACCATCAACCAATCTGTTAGCCAATCCAGCGCCACGCTGTATGGCAACTTGGATGCAGGTGCATTCCAAAACCCAGCGCCTATGAGCCTTGGTGTTGGCCCTCTGGGTCGCATCTATGTGTTCGACGCCATCCCTCAAGCCAAGGGTGCCGCTGTTTTGTCTGCCGCCGCATCTTATGCGTCTGCCGCAAACGCAACCTTGACTGCTGGTGCAAGCGTGAAGGCCGTGCGCAATGCCGCTGGCTCGACCGTGTACCAACTCGATGTGCCTCGCGCTGTGAGCATCACCATCGGTACTGGCACTATTGCCGCGACCAACATCACCGTGTCTGGCTACGACATCTATGGTCAAGCCATGAGCGAAGTGATCTCCACTGGCACAACCCAATCGACCACTGTGAACGGCAAGAAAGCCTTCTTCCAAGTGTCGAGCGTGGCTGTTGCAGGTGACTGCGGTGGCACCGTGTCTGTTGGTACTACCGACATCATCGGTTTGCCCGTGCGCGTGACCAACGCTGGCTACTTGGCTCGTGTCGGTTGGGACAACACATTGGCTGAAGACGCTGGCACATTTGCCGCCGCCGCGACTGCCACTGCAACCACATCCACTGGCGACGTTCGTGGCACATACCTCCCTTCTAGCGCGTGCGATGGCATCAAGCGTCTGGTGGTCGGTATCCTGTTGCCTGCAATCGCTGTTGGCCCTAACGCAACTCGCCAAGGTGCACTCGGCGTAACTCAAGCCTAATAGGAGGGCAACATGGGTCAATTCAAACCAATGGTGAAAATGTTCACCGACGAGCCTTCAGTCATCCTGAAACTCAAAAAAGGCGGCAAGGTGGCCTCTAAGGCCGCTGGTCAGTCCGAAGGCTTCAAGTCCATGGCAAGCAACAACGCCAAGGTCTTTGAAGGCGTCGAAAGTGGCGTGGCTCCCAAAAAGCCATCCATGGCAGAGCGTCGTCGTTCCATGAACCCAAACCAATACGCTAAGGGCGGCAAAGTCGCTCACAAGCAAGTTGGTGGTGGCATGGCAACGCCCGGCATGGTCGCTGGTTCGACTGGCCCAGCCCCTGCCCCAATGCAGGCAATGGGTCGTCAAGCCTTGGCTGGCATGGCTCCAGCCGCTCGTATGGCTCGTGCCGCTCAAGTGCGTAAAGCAATGACTGGCATGAAAAAAGGTGGCTCCGCATGCGCCGCTCTTGAAAAAGAGTTGAAGCATCACGAAGCAATGTCTGCATCGAAAGCCCATGGCAAAGCCTCTGGCGGCGCCATCGACAAGGCTGAGACAAAGACAACCATCAAGGGCAACGCTGGCAAGTTCGCCAAGACCAAGATGGACACTGCCCACAAAGACAAGGCACACGGCACTGGCGGCATCAAAGAAGCCAATGCAGGTGGCTATGCCAAGGGTGGCAATGTCAGCAAGTTTGTGAACACCAAGATGGACACCGCCAAGGTCGATAAGGCCCATGGCACTGGTGGCATCAAGGAAGCAAACGCTGGCGGCTTCAAGAAGGGTGGCAAAGTGCCCGGCTTGACCAGCAAGACCATCGAAGGCGGCGATTGGGAAAATCGTCCCGCCGACACTTCTAAGCCCGGCAAAGTCAACGGCACCACTGGTGGCGTGAAAGAGGCGAATGCTGGTGGCTACAAGAAGGGTGGTTCAGCAAAAAAAGCCTTTGCCACGGGGGGTAATGTCGTAAGCGACGGGAAAGCTGAAAAGATGCCCCGTCACTTCGTCAGCCGTCCTGTGGCAAACAGCCTGCAATCTGGCACTTTCAAAAAGGGCGGCAAAGTCGCTCGTAAAGCTGAAGGTGGCGATATGTCAGGCGGCGCTTACGACCGTTGGAAACAAGGCGAGAAGGATGAGAACGAAGCAATGCGTGAAAGCATCTTGGGCGCACCAAAGCGTGCCTACGAAGCTGTCAAGGGCATGTTCTCTTCGTCCAAGCCTCCAGCAGGTAGCGTGACCAAAACTGAGAAATCAGTGACGGTGGCGCCACGCAAGCGCGGTGGATCGGCTAAGTGCTAAACCGAGTGGGGGCTTCGGCCCCCGCTTTTCTTGAGGAATGACGGCATGTCAACAACTATTTCTTCCATTACCCGTCAAGGCACCTTTGAGCCGTTTGGCTTGCAGGTTTCTCGCGGTCAAATTCAAGGCCACAGCACGGTCATCGTGTTTGGCTACAACCCAGATGTGGACACAACCGAAGAGTCGGTGTGGCCCGATGGCGGCACGATTCCACACCCAACTGTTGCATCAGTTCTGAAGATCAGTTCATCCAGCACTGATGACACATCGGCTGGCACTGGTGCACGCACCGTGTACATCGAAGGCTTGGACGGCAACTACGATGTGGTCAGCGAGACCGTGACATTGAATGGTCAAACAGCGGTCAACACCACAAACTCGTATCTGTATGTGAACAGCTTCTATGTGTCTACCGTTGGCTCTGGTGGAGCAAACGCAGGCAACATCAATGCAGGCACTGGCGTTGTCACAGCAGGCGTTCCAGCCGTGCTGTACGACATCATCGCTACTGGATACAACAATCGCACCACTGGTCACTACTGTGTTCCCGCAGGCTACACAGGCTACATGACAGAGGGATTGTTCTCTTCTGGGCAAGCGTCTGGCGCAACTTCTGTGACTGGTTTTCTAAGGCAACACGGCACAGACGGTATCGTTCGCGTTGGCGCTGTGACCACTGTGAACAACGGCGCCGCTGTGTTTCAGTTTGAACAGCCTTACCAAATTCCAGAAAAGAATTGCGTGGGGGCAACCGCAATTGGCGCTTCGGCAAACAACGCAGTGAGTTCGTACTTCAACATCATCTTGATCAAGAATGGGCCTTAATCATGCCTTTGAAGAAGTCCAAATCTGACAAAGCGTTCAAATCCAACATCAAGGCAGAGATCGCCGCTGGCAAGCCTCAAAAGCAAGCCGTGGCGATTGCCTACAGCACCAAGCGTGCCGCCAAGAAGGCTCGTGGTGGCTCGATGAGCCCTTACGACTACGACAGCGATGTGGACTACTACAAAGCGGTCGGTGACCCTCGTGGTGACGAAGACGATGACGGCCCAGACTTGGCTCCAAAAATGTCTCGCATCGAGAAACATAAGAGCAAACAACTCGTCAATAAACTCACCGCAAACCGTAAAATGGCTGACATTGCGACAGCGTCTGGCAACAAACCTGAGGCTGAAAAACAATGGGGTCGTTTGCAACGTCGTGGCGAGTCAAATCGCTTGAAGACATTCACTCAAGGCGCTGAGAAGCGCGGCGAAAAAGCAAAGGCCGAAGGTCTGCGTAAAGAGTGGTCTGAAAAGATCGGTAGTGGCAAGCCAGCACCCTTCAAAAAGGGCGGCAAGGTAAATTGGTGAGGTAAACATGGCTTACAGCGGAACCGTTGGACAAACAGTTGTCTCAGTACAAAAATTCATCGACCAAGGCGCTCGCATGTCGGGCAAATTGGCTGAGGAGTTGACCGTCGAGCAGGTTCAAGGTTCAAAGCAGGCTCTGTTCTTCATTCTGTCGAACCTGATCAACCAAGGCGTCAACTATTGGTGCATCAGCAAAAAGGTCTACGGCCTCAAGCCTGACCAATATGAGTACTTGCTACCCCTCGGTGGCAACGACGTGCTCAACGCCTTGTATCGCACGATGAATCGCCCTTCTGGTTCTGTGTCGGCATCGTCTGGCACAGCCGCCTACGCCACTGACGGCGACATCACCACCATCGATGTGCAGTCAGCCCCCAACGGCAACATTGCGATCAATTACGGCACGGACAATCCGATCTACGCTGGCTCGATTGGCATCTTGCCCGGCACCAGCGGCTCGTTCCACATCTTGCTTGAGACATCGACCGACGGCTCGACATGGAACTTGTTGGAGGACTGTGGCGTTGAGACGTGGGTGGACAACGAGTGGCTGTGGTACGACATCGACCCCGGCGCCAACGTCCAGTACTACCGCATGCGAGAGACTGGTGGCAACACACTCGCAGTGCGCGAGTTCTACGTCGGCAACAACTCGACCGAAGTCACCATGGCTCGTTTGAACCGTGACGACTACACCAACCTGCCCAACAAAAACTTTACCGCCAATCAGCCGTACCAATACTGGTTCAATCGCACGATCCCTCAAGCGAAGATCACTTTGTGGCCTGCTCCAAGCAACCCATTCGTGCAGATGACAATTTGGTACTCACGCCAAGTGATGGATGTGGGCGACTTGTACGACGAGTTGGAAATCCCACAGTACTTCTACCAAGCAATTCAGTGCATGTTGGCTCACCAAATGAGCCTGATCTTGCCGGGTGTCGACTTGGCCCGTGTGCAGTACCTCGAAGGCCAAGCCGACAAGTACTTCACCATGGCTGAGAACGAGAACCGCGACAAGTCACCGATCTACTACAGCCCAAATATCAGCGTCTACACAAGGTAATCATGCCAAGATTCCTAGACACCAGAGGCAACGCAGTAATAGCGATTTTCATTTGCGACCGCTGTCGCATGAAGCGTCCAATTATTGAGGCGATGCCCGATCCGAACTTCCCCGGCCTCAAAGTCTGCCAACAAGGTTGTGCCGACGAAAAAGACCCGTATCGCTTGCCTGCGCGTAAGACTGAACGTATTGCGTTGCAATTCCCTCGACCAGATGTTAGTGTGGCTACGAATGACGACGGCTTGGTGTTGACACCCACGGGTGAAAACATTCCAAACGGCAACCCCAGCGAGTGGTACATCAGCACCGAAAATGGTGATACCGTGCCTCTGCAAAACGGCAACACAAACATCATTTCACCGAGTTCGTAATATGTCTGGACAAGTAACCATCACACAACTACCCCAAGCGGGGGCCTTAACTGGCAACGAATCAGTACCAATCGTCCAAAATGGCGTGACGGTGCAAACCACCACGAGTGCGATCTCTGGTGCTGGAGCACTCAACTATCCATTCCTGACCGTTGGACAAACTTCTGGCTTGGCCCAATCTCGCTACCTGTCTACCAACGACGGTTTGTCGCTGACCGACAACGGCGCCCAAGGTACTTTGCAGGTCAACTTGATTGGCGCGGCAATGTCGCTCAACTCAAGCGGCACTGGCTTGCAAGTCAAGACAGGCGCAAATACGGTCACAGCACGCGAAATCGAGGTTGGGACAGGCTTGGGTATCACCGACGGTGATGGAGTGGCTGGGAACCCCACTGTGGCCCTTGGCACCTTCCTCCAACAGCTTGTTTCCCAGACTGGCACAGGCATCTTGGCCTTGCAATCTGGCTCACCAGCCAAAATTGACATCTTAGGTGTTACTAATCAGATTAGTATCACGAACGGTGATGGAGCGGGTGATGTGACGGTGGCTTTGGCAAGCAACGCTGTGTTGCCGGGCCAAGGTAGCGTCACCTTGCCTCAAGGCACCACAGGTCAGCGCGTCAACAATTTGGGCGCCGTTCGCTACAACACAAGCCTCCAAGTGTTCGAGGGCTACACCAACACTGGGTGGCAAGAATTCTCATTGACTGGTGGCGTGACATCATTCAGCGCAGGCACAACAGGCTTCAGCCCAAGCACAGACACCTCTGGCGCTGTGACACTTGATGGCATCCTGAATCCTGCCCATGGCGGCACTGGCGTCGACAACGGCACCACCACCATCACTTTGGGTGGTGACATCGTCACTGGCGGCGCAATGACGACCGCAGGTGCTGTGACCACGGCTGGCAACTTCAGCACCGCAGGCGCTTACTCGCTGACGTTGACCACGACTGGCAACACCAACGTGACCTTGCCAAACTCAGGCACATTGGCAACCTTGTCTGGCGGCGAGACTCTGACCAACAAGACCATGTCTGGGTCGAGCAACACATTCACCGACATTGGAAACTCGTCGCTGACAAATAGCGCGATCACGATTGGCTCCACATCGGTGTCGTTGGGTGGCACGCTTTCAACCCTTACTGGTGTGTCGATCAGCGGCTCAACAAACACACTGTCGAACATCCCCAACTCAGCGATCACGAATCATTCGATCACTGTAGGCACGACCACATTCAACTTGGGCGACACCTCGTTGGTTCTGGCTGGCTTGACATCGGTCACGGTCACCCAAGACCCAACATCCGATCTGCAATTGGCAACCAAGCAGTACGTTGACAACGTCGCTCAGGGCTTGAACGTCAAGACGGCTTGTTTGTGGGGCACCACTGGCAACATCTTGCTGACTGGGTTGACGACTCAGGCTGGCGGCGAATGGACTGGCACGCTGACCGCAGGTGATCGCATCTTGGTCAAGAACCAATTGACGGCGTCAGAGAACGGCATCTACGCCGCCTCTGCGTTGGGTTGGACTCGCACGACAGACGCAAACACATGGAACGAATTGGTTTCGGCATTCGTGTTCGTGGAAGATGGCGCAACGCTTGGCGACACGGGCTGGGTGTGTACGGTCAACCCCGGCGGCACTTTGGGCGTCACCGCCGTCACATGGTCTCAATTCAGCGGCGCAGGCACTTACACGGCTGGCACAGGGCTAACCCTCACAGGCACTCAATTCAGCCTCACAGCGCCTGTTACAGCGGCATTGGGCGGCTCTGGCTACACCAGCTACACCACAGGCGACATGCTGTACGCATCGAGTTCGTCTGCGCTCAACAAGTTGGCGATTGGCACCAGCACCTACATCATGACATCCAGCGGGACTGGCCCTCAGTGGTCAAACCCAACTGGCATCACTGTGGGCACAGCCACCAACATTGCAGGCGGTGCGGCAGGCTCGTTGCCATACAACACAGGGTCAGGTGCGACATCGTTCTTGGCGTTGGGCACAACCAACTACGTGCTCACTGCGGGGGTCTCTGCGCCTCAATACGTGGCCCAAAGCACACTGTCGGTTGGATCGGCAACAAATGCCACAAACACGGCAATCACAGCAGATTCCACAAACGCAGACAACTACCTCACATTCGTTTCTGCGACTACTGGAAACCTCCCACAATTGGTAAACTCTTCGGTAACGGTAAATCCCAGCACAGGCAAGCTGACAGGCGGCATTGCTGGCGGCGCTTTCTAAGGAAAAAACATGGCACAAACTGGATACACACCCATCCTGATCTACGCAAGCGGCACGACTGGAAACACGCCCTTAGCCGCAAACTTGACCAGCAGTGCTTCAGGCGCTGAATTGGCGTTGAACTATTTCGACGGCAAGCTGTTTTACAAGGATGCTTCAGGCAACGTGCAGGTGTTGGCTGGCAAAGGTGGCACTGGCATTGTTGCAGGATCAAACACTCAGATTCAGTTTAACAACAGCGGCGTCTTTGGCGCATCAGCAAACCTGACTTGGGATGGCACCAAAGTCACATCGACTGGCTTGAGCATTACTGGAAACACGGTGCTTGGCGACGCCTCCGCTGACACGGTCACAGTAAACGGAACGATCACATCAAACCTGATCTTCACCGACAACACCTACGACATTGGTGCATCAGGTGCAACTCGTCCACGAAAACTGTACCTGTCGAGCACTGCTGTCACAGGTGGTTATGTAGGTATTGGTGGCGCTCCTTCGTTTGCGCTTGACATTACCTTGAACCCAGCAACATCAACATCGCCATCTATTTCAGTTGTTCCAGCAACTGGCACAAACGGCGCGTCGATGATCTTCACCAACTCTGGTGCTGGCAGTTTCTTGTTGGGTCGCTCAAATTCTTTGGGTACTGGTTCTGGCACAACGCTTGGTGCATATTCTTCCTACATCTGGAATACAGGCGCGGTAGAAATTGAAATTGGCACGAATAACACTCGTGCTATTCAGATTGACTCTGCTCAACGGGTTGGTATTAATAGTCCAAGCGTATCTGGGGTTCAGCTTTACGCATTGGGTCAAAGCAACAACATTGCAATTCGTGCGCAAGGTTCTGGTATTGTTAGCGGCGTAGGAACGTCTGGAGGCGGTCTAATTACAGTCTACGATGCAAGTGCCAACGGATCAAACACTTCTTATGGTGGCATCCGTCTTGGATCAAGCCCCGGCAATGACTTTGGCTTGTGGAAATTGTCCGCTGGCGCAACGCCGTATTTTGCCCTCGGTATTGACACTGGCACTTACTTCATGAAAATGAGCGCCAGTGGTTCAGTTGCCTTTGGCTCAAGCAACCCTCCTATTGACGGTAATCGTCCATTTAAGGTTTTGTATGACGGTGGAAGTGCCGCATATTTCCAAGGCATTATTTCTCCAGTAACAACCACTCAGTCTTCTGGTTGGGTGCTAGACAACGCTGGCAGCGGTTCTTTCTATGTGGGACGTGTAAGTTCAGCTGGTACAGGCGCTGGCGGCGCAACATTGAGTGCGTATGACTCAGTGCTTTGGAACTCTGGAAATCAACGTATTGTGTTTGGCATCGCCGATGGTTACGCTGGATACATTGATCTCAACAAAGATTGGAATCTTGCAAGCGATTTGTTCACCGCCGAAAGCGTCAACGTCGGTGGCGCAGGAAAAACTTGTACAAGCGGCATTGCAACACCGGGCCCAGCCTCAACAAGCGCAACAACAAACTATGGCGGCATATATCAAATCGGATACTCATCTTCTGCTGGGTTGCCTTACTACGGGGGTAACTGGGCCTCAAGTGGCACATGGGGCTTTGGTACAGATACTGGCGCAGCAGATAACACTCTCCGCATTGGTGGACTTTCCTTCACTGGCGGCGGCATGGCTTGGTCTGGAAGCTATATCTACCTAAAAGCGTACATCACTCCACCATCAGACCATCGACTGAAGGAAAACGTGGTTGATTTTGATCTCGATGTTTATGAACTGATCGATCAATTCCGTCCCGTTTACTACAACATCATTCAACCTGATGATGAAGACGGCACGCCCAATGAATCACCACGAGAAATTGGCATGATTGCGCATGAGGCGCAAGCTGTGATTGGTGAGTTGGTTCGCGGGCAAAAAGATGCTGTTGACGATCATGGAAACATGATCACTCAGTCAATGTTCTACGACCGAACAGGTGTTGTCGCAATTAAGATGTTGCAACAGTTCAAGCAAAAGTTTGAGGCGCTTAAAGCTGACTTTGAGTCATACAAGGCGTCTCATCCTTGATGACAAATTGACTTGGCATAATCAAAAAGGGGATGCCACCACTCCATCTTGGTGGCAAATTTTCATGGAGATGAAAAATGGATGAAATCAAACTGAGCACACAACTTGTCAACGCAATCTTGCAGTACTTGGGTTCAAAACCTTTTGCTGAAGTTGCTGGCCTGATCCAAGGCGTGCAACAAGAAGCCGCCAAGCAAGGCGCTCAACCTGTTGCCGCACCTGAAGACAAGCCTGCGGAGTAAGCATGAGCGAACAGTCAGTTGAGACCAAGTTGGCTGTTCATGAGGCCATCTGTGCGGAGAGATACAACCGCATAGATGGCTCTTTAACTGCTGGCGACAAGCGAATGACAAAGATCGAGTACCTCATTTATGTGGCGATCATGATTCAACTGTTGGGGCCCGGCGCCGCCGCTGAGTTCGCCAAGAAGCTATTTGGTTTTTAAGATGTGCTTGACCCAATCAGCATACAGGTCGCCCTTGGGGCTATGCGTGCCGCCTACAGTGGCATCCAGTACTGTTGCGAAAGCCTTCGAGAAGGCACCGTTGAGGTACAGCGGGTCAAGAAAGAAGTCACCCAAGGGGTGGAGAGTGCCAAGGCACTTTATCGAGAGGTTACTGGCCTCTGGGGATGGCTCAAAGGGCTCTTCGGAGCCGCAGAACAGCCCAAACAAGCCCCAAGTACCACGGTCGCAATTGCCGAGCCTGTGGCGCAAAAGAAAGCCAGTAAAAAAGACGAATACACCAATTACATCCCAACACAGGACGATGTTGTCCAACAGTTCATTGAACACCTTGGGGTGTGGTTTGAGAATTACGGCAAACTGAAAGAGTACGCCGAGCATCGATACAAAGAAGTTTTTGAAAAGGACGAGATCAACTCAAAAGAAGTGCTTGAACTGACCCAACTGCAAGCCGAACTTGACAGCGCGTTTCCCACACTCAGCACCTTGATGTCTGGGGCGCCATGGCAACTAGGGCCGATTTGGACTCAGTTCAAAGAGATGCAGGACAAAGTGAAGGCTGGACAGGCGGCGAGGCAGATGAGGCAACGCCGCGAGAAAGCAAGGTTGGAAGCGCAGGCCGCGCAAATTCGTAGTGACCGTATAGACCGAAACATGGTCATCCTTTGGTCGTTGATTTTGGTTTGGTTCTTTTGGATGATGATGGGCATCGTATGGCTAAACACGAAGACAATGCAGTGATCGCCCTTTTGATCTTTTTTGTGCTGATCTTGACGGTGTTATTGGCCTACACGTTGTTGAGGCTCATGACCACCGATAAGCAGTTGGAACATCACCAACGCGAGGCAAACAAGTCGGCGTTGGTGCTCAGGGATGAGCGTGAAAAATTGGAAAAATTATTGAAGTCGTTGAAGGTGGAGGAGAAAGAAGAATGAAGCACTTGATACTTATTTTTGCCGTCTTGATACTTAACGGGTGCAGTGACTACTACCGTTACCCCTGCCAAGACCCAAAGAACTGGGAAAAGGCCGAATGCAAGCCTCCTGTCTGCACTGTTACGCAAACATGCCCCGAAGACTTAATCAAACCCGAAACATTGAAAGGTGACGTGCGATGAAAATCGAATTCAACATGACCAGCGAACAAGTGGACTCGTTCATCAAGCTGTCTATTGCGATCACGTTTTGCGTGGCAATTTTGAACATGATCTTTTTGTCGATGTACTCGTTGGTGTGGGGCCAAAACCCCATGAACAACATCGCCCCAGCCGACAAGCAGTTCTTTTTCCTCCTGTCCGACATGAGCAAGTACATCTTGGGCTCCTTGGGCACCATGTTGGCGATCAAGGGCAAGGAAAAGTTGGACGAATGGCGCGGCAACAACAACGACAACAACCAAAAGGTTGAGCAAACCGTCATCGTTGACCCCACGCCTGAAATCCCAACTCTGACCGAAGAGGTGAAAAAATGAGCGACCTCTTGAACCTGTGCCATGCCGTGATTGATCACGCCGCAGAGGGCACCACAGAACTCCAAAACGCCAAAGAGGCCCTTGATGCCCTCCATCAAGAGGGTGGCCTCCAAAAGGCCGCAGAGCAATATGCCGAAGACCACATGGGCGAGATCGCCATCAAGGTGCTGATGAACATGGGCTTGCCCTTCGTCGGCGCTGAGTTGGTCGGCATGGCAATCGACAAGTACAACGAATCCCAAAAGGAACAATCATGAGCGAATTTCACCCCAATTTCCCATACAGCGAGTTGGTTCACACTGACCACCGCGAGTTCGACAACACCCCCACTGAGACTGAAAAGTGCATCATCGGCGGCAAAGAGGTCTTGGTGAATGCCGTGGCGAACCTGCCTCGCCTGTCTCAATTCTTGGGCAAACTCAAGTTTGAAGTGTTTGGCGGCAAGGCTGTGTTTGTCAGCAGTGGTTTTCGCTCACACGACGTGAACACCGCCGTCAAGAGCAAGGACACCAGCGACCATCGTCGTGGATGCGCCGCAGACATCAAGGTGGACGGCATGACCCCAGACCAAGTCACCAAGGCCATCATTGACAGCGGGATCGAATTTGAGCAAGTCATTCGTGAATTTGACCGTTGGACTCACATTGCCATCCCCATGGAGGGTGCCAAGGGCCGCATGAACAAAATGATCATCGACGCCCAGACCCCGAATGGCAGACCTTACGCTTGATGGCGAGAGCGTCTGGTGAGAAAATAACCCGAAAATGAAGGACTGAAATGGCAACCACAAACACGCCCTCTTGGGTAATGACCTACGACAGTTTGACATCCATGGTGCTTCAGTACTTGGAACGTCAAGACGCATCCGTCGTAAATGCCATTCCCACCTTCATTTCGTTGGCTGAGTTCGAGATTGCTCAAGAGATCAAGACCTTGGGTCAATTGCAGGTGGCTGAGGCCAATATGACAGCCGAAAATGCGCTGTTGCAAAAGCCTGCACGTTGGCGCAAGACGGTGTCGATGAGCATCACGGTGGCAGGCAAAAAACAGCCCGTCTACTTGCGCAAGTACGAATACCTCAAGAACTATTGGCCTGACGACACAGCCACTGACGTTCCGCTGTACTACGCCGATACCGATTGGGAGCATTGGTACATCGCCCCAACACCAGATCAAGACTATGCGTTTGAGGTGCTCTACTACGAGCGCATCGCGCCGCTGAGTTCGACCAACCAAACCAATTGGCTGACCCAAAACGCGCCCAACGCCATGCTATTTGGCACGCTATTGCAGGCCATGCAGTTCTTGAAGAACGATCAACGTCAAATCTTCCAACAAAAGTACACCGAGTCGCTCCAATCCCTCAAAGCAGAGGATGTGGCGCGTGTTGGTGATCGTCAAGCCGTCGCAGTGGATTCCTAATCATGACAAATTACACCAACCCCTACACAGGTCAGACGATCAGCCCATCGCAAGTGGGCTACGAGCAACTGTCCATCTCTGCCGATACCTTTTTGGAGTGGCCCATCAACGGCAATACTGATAGCGTCGTTGCGAACATCATCGAGGTCACTGCCACAACTGGTGGCTTGGCCCTCATCATGCCTCCAGCCACGCAAGTGTCTGTGGGGCAAAGCACGCTGATCCGAAATATTGGCTCGAACAGCTTCACGGTGACCGACATTGGTGGCAACACCATTGTGACCATCGCCTCTGGCATCGCCGAGTACATCTATGTGACCGACAACACCACTGTTGACGGCGTGTGGGAGACCGTGACCTTTGGTGCTGGCACATCGTCTGCCAATGCCGCCACACTGGCTGGATATGGCCTCAAAGCGATCAACACCACGCTCAACAGCGCGATCACTCCAAACACTGTTGCATCGACTTACACATTCACCCCTGCTGATCGCGCATCGATGTATGTGTGGTCAGGTGGTGCAGGTGAAGTCATCTTGCCTTCTGCCGCAGACGTTGGCGTGAATTGGTTTGTGATCATCAAGAACAACGGCACTGGCATCTTGGACATCAGCCTGACTGGTACCGACACCATCGATGGCAACTCAAGTGCTCAACTGCAAATTGCTGAGTCGTTTGTTGTGGTGTCAACAGGCACAAACTACGTCACTTATGCATACGGTCAGTCTGCCGAGTTCTTCTTCACACAGCTTGCAAAGAGTGTGACTGGCGGCACTGTGACTTTGTCGCAAGCTGAAGCGTCAAACATCATTCAAGAGTACTTCGGCACCTTGACATCGAATTGCACGATCATCTTGCCTCCAACAGTGCAGTTGTACTCATTCCGAAACAACACAAGCGGCTCGTACACGCTGACATTCAGCACTGGGGCCGTTGGTGCATTGACCATCACACTGCCTCAGAACCAAACGATCATTGCGATCTGTGATGGCACGAACGTCTACAACGCACAGACATCGACATCGTCATTCATCAACGCACTGACATTGGGTGACGGCTCTGCTGTTGCCCCCTCTTTGTCGTTCCAAAGCGATGCTCAGACAGGCTTGTACCTCGCCGCCACCAATCAGCTTGGCTTTGCGGTCGACGGTTTGGCGGCAGGTCAATTAACGTCGTCTGGTCTACTTCTTCCTGTGGGTATCAACGGTGGAGCGTTCTAATGACAGCCTACGCCATTTACATCATCACGAACAAAGTCAACGGCAAACAATATGTCGGCATCACTAAACGATTAAATCGTAGATGGACTGAGCACAAGATGATGAACGGCGACTGCATCGCGCTTTACTCTGCATTCAAAAAATACGGAGTGGATAATTTTGTGTTTACTCATATTGCAGACGCTTTTGACAAAGATGCGGCATGCACTATTGAGCGCCTTTTGATTGAGGAAAAAAACACAATTGCGCCCCATGGATACAACATGACAACTGGTGGCGATGGTGGATTTGTAATGTCGGAAGAGTCACGAGCAAAAATGTCTGCGGCGAAAAAAGGAAAGCCTGCGCACAACAAAGGAAAGCCAAGCAACCCAGAGAGCGTTGCAAAAATGTCGGCAACGAAAAAAGGCAAGCCTAGCAACCGCAAAGGTGCAGTTCATTCAGAAGAAACAAAAGCCAAAATGGTTTTGGCTCAAAAAGCAAGATATGCCGCACAACGAGCAATCAAACAAGCATCAGGAGCCCCAGCATGACCGCGAAAGTCGTAACCCTCCAAGTCGGGCCGGGGATTCAACGCGACAGCACCCAGTTCGCGTCAGTGAGTTACGTGAACGGCAAATGGGTGCGCTTCCAATACGCTCGTCCTCGCAAGATCGGTGGGTACAACGGGTCGTTTTTGGACGCATCGGGGATAAGCCGTGGAATGATCATGAGTGCCCAAGAAGGTCTCAACTACGTGATCTCTGGTTGGAGCGACGGGGTCGAGCAGTGGACGACTGACAACGATGACGCCGTGGGCTTTGGCCCCGTGGCGATCAACGCCGTTGGCCCAATCGCAACCATCGAGATCACAGATCAAGGCTCGGCCTACACCAACGGCTCCTACACCAACGTGCCAATCACAGCGGCAGACGGCACAGGCGCCGTGGCGACCGTCGTGGTGTCCAGCAACTTGGTTTTCAGTGTCGAGATCACTGGTGGCGGCGTGGACTACGTTCACAACGAGTCAGTGACGATTGACCCAGCCGACATCGGTGGCACGGGTTCTGGCTTTGCAGGTTACGTCTCGGCGCTGACAACGTACAACCCAAGCCCAAGCACGCTGTGGCAGTTCGACATTGGCTATGACGCATATGGGAATGGCGAGAACAACCTCATTGCGCACCCCGGCCTCAACCTCAACGACATCACCAACACCGTCAACACTCGTCCAATGTATGGGCCATTCACTGGCACCACATTGACCCCTGTGGGCATCTTCCAAGCCTCTGGCACCACCACAAACGGCTCACCAACTGTCACCTTCACTCAGACCTATGCCGCAATGGGCGCAGGCTTGACCGTGACAGGCACTGGCATACCTGCCAACACCACCATCGTGTCGGCACTTGAAGTGGGTGGCGTGTGGACGGTGACACTGAGCAACAACGCAACAGCCTCTGGCACGGTCGATCTGACTTTCGACAACAACGTGTCAGTGTCTGGCGGCATTGTGATGCTGTTCCCATACCTCTTTGCGTATGGCAACAACGGCTTGATCAAGAACTGCGCGGCAGGCGACTTCAACAATTGGACTTCAGCCGATTCAAACGAGAACAGCGTGGCCTCCACCAAGGTGGTTAAGGGCCTGCCAGTGCGCGGCGGTACGACATCGCCTGCTGGCCTGTTCTGGACTTTGGACTCTGTGGTGCGTGTCACCTATTCACCAACCACCGTGGGAGCACAGACCTTCTATTGGAAGTATGACTTGATCACGCAACAGTCGTCGATCATGTCTAGCCAATGCGTCATTGAGTACGACGGCATCTTCTATTGGGTCGGCACTGATCGCTTCCTCATGTACAACGGCGTTGTGCAAGAGGTGGACAACAAGCAAAACTTCAACTACTTCTTCGACAACCTCAACTACGTCCAACGCCAAAAGGTGTGGGTCAGCAAGGTTCCACGTTGGGGTGAGATTTGGTGGTTCTTCCCATCTGGCGACAGCGAAGAATGCAACGACGCGATCATCTACAACGTGCGTGAGAAGTGTTGGTACGACGCAGGGCAGGCCATTGGCGCACGCCGCTCGGCTGGCGTGTTCTCTGAGGTGTTTCGCAAGCCAATTTGGGCTGGCAATCAGGTCAACAACGCTGGGCAGTACACCTTGTGGCAACACGAGACAGGCACCAATGAGGTCTACACCAATCGCGTGAACGCTATCGACTCGTTCTTTGAGACGAACGTGATCGGTGCGCGTGCAGGTTTGGTGGGCGCGGTCGAACAGCCCGGCGACAACGTCTGGACTCGCTGTGAGCGCATCGAACCCGACTTCGTGCAATCAGGCGAGATGACCGTGGTGGTCACTGGTAAGGGATACGCTGACGAAACAGATCAGGACTCGACCCCTTACACCTTCGACCCCACTACCTTAAAGGTAGACATGCGTGAGCAACGACGCGAAATGCGCCTGCGCTTTAGAAGCAACACCTCGAATGGCGACTACTTCATGGGTCGTGTCCTCCTCAGCGTAGACACTGGTGATGTACGTGGCACAGGTAATCCATAATGGTTGCCTATGACCCTCGCGGAATGACTTGGGATCAGTACTGCAAACTGATGTGCGAGTTATTTGCATCTCGACAGCTTGCCGCCGTAGGCGAAGAGCATTGGAGGGAGTGGGTCGATGCGTTCTCTGTGTTTGGTGGACTTGAGCAATCGGGCTTGCCAGACTCCAGAGGATTTGAAAACTGGTTCGACTGGGCTGAACAAGCGGTCGGCATTCTCAATGTGGGGGCACAATGAACTTTCTAGACTTACTCAACGCAGTGGCGCGTGCGGCAAAACCAGCGCATCAAG